AAGCGCAAAAAAGCGAAAGCGAATAAGGCGCGCCGTCTGTTTTTGCGGCGCTGGAACATACACGTATAAAGAAAGGGCGAAAGATGGCTACAACAGAAATAAAAATAATTCAAAGGATAGAGACGGTTATCGAGATCGAATATGACGATATTGACGATTTAGAATACCAGATTCAGTGGACTGAAGCGCAAGCGGAAACGCATATACACAACGACGCCGAAATAACATATTCCGAGATATTAATAAAAGCGGACACGCCGCGCAGCTAGAGAGGGCGAAAAATGAAATATAAAGTAGGAGATAAGGTTAAGGTTTCTATAGTAGATTCGAACGCCTATGCCAAAGGGTGTTACGATTCTTTAAACGGCCTAGTGGGACAAATCGAAAAGCTACGGGACATGGACGACTGGACCATGAAAGTTTTTAAAGATCCACAAATGATAAATGATGCGTACTTGGTCCGATTTGAAAAGCCTTATAAGGCTTGGTTTACTCACCAAAGGCCTAACACTAGCTTCTGGTTTCCTGAGCACGATTTGATAGGAGATTGGTCCGATTCATAAAGCAATAAACAGCAGTAACAAAGCGCACCCCTGGTCCATCGGCTAGGGGTGCTTTTTTGTGCGCGCTGCGCGAGCTCGTGCGCTGCTGCTGCTGCTGTGCTGTGGCGATAGGGGGCGCTATATACGCGCTGGTATAGTGTTACCGAGCCCGCCCTAATCAATCCGCTTCGTATATAGATACGCGCGCGTTCGCCTGACTGCGCGCGCTTCAGGGCGCCTGACAGCTATACACGCGCGCCCGCATACGCCTACTTTTATAGTAACGATAATTCCCATTATGGTGAGTATGATAATTTACGCATATATAGCGCGCTGCGCGCCTATGGCCATAACTGTGCGTATATGGCGCTGTAAGCGCTTCTAAGGCGCTTGGGCGCCTTCTGGCGATCGATAGGGCTGTAAATGGTGATAGGGCGCCTATGGGGCGTTATAGGCGCTTGTGGGCGATATGCCAGTTTGAGCAGCTTAATAAGGGGCGATTAAGGTGATTTCGGGCTTAATTGCGATTGATTAAGCTGGTTTTAGTGCTCATTTGGGCAGGTGAAGCGACCCGCCCCCTGCGGTGGAGTGGGGATGCGCATATACTCGCCCCCATATCTCGCCCACTCTAAAACCCCCTACGCGCACTCTCGCGCACTCTCGCGCACTAAGCGCATACTAGCGCTTAAAGCGCGTACAGCCCATCGGTTCGCGGAAGGAGGAGGCGCAGAGAGGTCCAACCCTCCCCCGCCCGTAAGCGAGAAAGAGGTGGTCATCTCTGCGCAATCAGCCCATTCGGACGGCGTTGATCGTCGGCGCACGCAGCGAGGTGTCCACTGCGATTGGGGATCCACTTGTTATCTTGGCTCTGACACCAGCCTCACCAGTCTTACCGCTCATCCCGTTATGCCACGGCTGCTCTTATGCTGGACCCTTTGGTAGGAGCACTACACCCTCGCGCGGCCAAAGTCGTTTGCCTATCGCCAACCCGCGCGAGAATTACAAATACCCTTTAAAGATAACAATCGCGTGTAATAATGCAAGGGGTTATTTGTCACGCATATTAGCGTAAGTCTTTGAATAGCATGAAGTAAGGGAAATTAAAATCGCGGGAGAACCGATCAGGGGGGTGCCTTCATATGCGTAAATCCCGCAATTTTAATTGCTGTAAATAGTTGCAGGAGTGCAACTTACAAAAGAAACGGTGATAAAAGACCCCTTGATTCACTACACCCGCTCTTTAAATTATTAGGGTGTATATCAAACCGTATCTATTATGCCCCCACAAAAACGCACAGAACTCACAGAACAGCAGAAGCAAGCGGCGGACCTCTACGTCCTCGACACCTTTGCGCGCAAGCAAAAGACGCACAAGAGCTACATCGCAAAGAAGGTCGGCGTAAAGGAAGACACCGTCACTAAGTGGTTTCTGCGATCTGAGCCCTTTAAAGAGTATGTCTCCCAAGAATTAGCGCGTGTAAAGGACAACTTTAACGACTTGCCGATGGCTATGCGTCGTACGCGCATACAACGCTTAACGGACCTCTATGATTCCATCGAGGACAGGCGCGTGGATCTGAAGATCAAGGTCCTACGCGAGATACGCGAGGAAGTGGGTGATCACAAGGTGCATGTAGAGGTGGAGCACAAAGGTAATGTGTCTGTAGCCATCCCACCTCGCCCCGATTCATACGAAGAGTGGTTGGAGCAGAATAAACTAGCGCAGCAGGCAGTTGATGCTGATTGGGAGGAGACCAATGGCAAAAAAGCCCTTCTGGGAAAAGGCGAACCCCAAACCCAAATCGAAGCGGTCCAAGCTAACGCCTAGTCAAAAAGCCGCAGCGAAGGCGCGCGCCAAAAAAGCAGGACGCCCTTATCCCAACTTAGTGGATAACGCCGCTGTGGCGCGTAAGAAAAAGAGTAAATGAGCATAGCGAGCCCCACGCCTGTCATATGGACACCACAAGCTGGACCTCAAGAAGAGGCCATCCGCACAGCGGGGTTTGTGGACGAGCTCCTATATGGCGGCGCAGCGGGGGGAGGCTAAAACCGCATGGCTCATCGGAGATTACGCAGCAGATATTGACCAAGGGTCTGATTGGATAGGCGTGCTCTTTCGCCGCTCCTATCCTGAGTTAGATGATATCATCGCTCAAACGCATGAGTTTTATCCACAACTAGGCGGTGAATACAAGGTTGGCGCGCACGAGTGGCACTTCAAATCAGGCGCCGTCCTACGCCTGCGTCACGCGGAGAACGAACTTGACTTCCCGCGCTACCAAGGGTGGTCCCTTTCATGGGTAGGATTCGACGAACTTACCAACTGGTCTAATCTCAAATTCTACCAAATGATGAAGTCGCGCTTGCGCGGCCCTGCCAAACGCAAGCGCTTCCGCTGCACGGCAAACCCTGGCGGGGTGGGCCACGATGCAGTCAAGCAATACTTCATTACAGCAGGCCCCCCGCGCACACTAATACACGGCGATAACGGCGCAACGCGGATGTTTATTCCCGCGCGCGTGCAAGACAACAAGATCTTGATGCAGAATGATCCCGATTACGTAGATCGCCTGCGTGAGGTTGGAGATCCTGACCTTGTCAAAGCGTGGCTTGAAGGCGATTGGGACAGCATCGTTGGCGCTTACTTCTCCTTGTGGACCAAAGATGTTCAGGTTCCCTCGTTTGAAATTCCTGAACACTGGCCTCTCATTGGCGCGCTCGATTACGGTGAAAGTGCCCCTAGCGCGTTTTTGCTAGCGACCACAGACTATGACGGTAACCTATACGTCATCTCTGAATACTATCAAGGCAACGCTACAGCATCTCAGCACGCCTACGAGATTAACAAGCTTATAGAGACCTGCCCTTTTACGGGTGGACGCAGGCCCAGCGTCATCGTCTGCGACCCCAGCATGTTTGTGCGCAGGCGCTTAAGCGAAGTGATCAATAACTCTCCTGCCGACATCTTCCGACAAAACGGCCTGTATTTAACGCGTGGCGCTAACGAGCGCATAGCTGGATGGCGGGTAGTTAATGACGCACTGCTCAAGCAGCGCGTGTATGCGTTTTCTGGTTGGACTGAAAATCTATGCCGCACCATGCCAAGCTTGCCAAGGGATCGGCGCAATCCAGAAGACGTAGATACAAAAAGCGAAGATCACGCAGCAGATGCCCTGCGCTACTTGATGATGTATGCGTATAAGGCAAGTGAGCAAAAGAAACCACGCAATAAAGATCATAAGCTGGGTGCAAATGTTATCGGCTCCCTCAAAAAGAAGAAGCGCGGCTCGCGATACGCCGCCTGAGTTTAGACCACGAGGACCCTTACTGGGTCAATTAGGGAAAAATGCAAGAAAAAGAGATACAAAAGTGGAAGCGCGAGCGAGAGATCGCTAAACGCTACATGGCACCCAAGCATCGCGTTTGGCGTAGGTTGCTAAAGGCGTATCGCATGGAGTATGAGCACTTGGGCGTTGATGAGGTAGTGCGCATTTCTCGCTTTTACCCACTGACGCGCCAGCTTTTAGCGTCTATCTCTTTTCGCTATCCACACATTATGGCCTCTGTGGATAACCCTGTAGTGCGTGATCATGCTGAAATCATCGCATCAACGGCTAACGCAGCCAACCGCGTCATGGATGTGCGTCCCGAAGTGCAACAGGCGCTCTTTGACGCGCTGTATTGCTATTTGGGTTGGCTAAAATTTGACTACAACCCTGCGGGCAATAACGACATCATCGCACCTTATGTCACGTCAGACACAATGGCTAACGACATGGTATCCGTCCGCCGCGTATCGCCCTTTAACGTTTACATTGATCCGCTGACCCCTCCACACAAGCTGCACGAGGCGCGCTACATCATGGAAGACATGATTGTGCCGCTAGAGTTTGTGCGCAAGGATCCGCGCTTTGATCGGTACAAGAATAAGATCAAGCCCATTGTGCGCGAGGATCGCGATGAGATGCTCAACAACCTGCAAGAGTCACCTATGACGCAGGATGAGCGCGAGGCATACACTGAAGCCCAGGAAAATGGCGAGATGGTGATGCTGACGGAGGTGCATGATCGCATCCATGGCAAGCGCGTTACGTTCGCGCGTGGCATCGATGAGCCTGTAGAAGAGATTGACCATCCGTTTCTTGAGATGGATCCCATCACTATTCCCGACCCCATAACGGGCGAGCCCCTTATGACGGGAGAGATGGTGCCAACGGGTGCATGGCTGGTTAAGGGTGGTTTCCCATATCACCCAATCCAGTTTGACCTGCACGATGGCACGGATGGCCCGATGGGCCTGCCTATGATGGGCTACGTGGAGGATCAACAAAAGATCCAAGTGGAAAGCATCTCTCGCCGTGCAGACCTACTCAAGCGGTACCCGCGCTTGTTGCTGGGACAAAAGTCGGAGCGCGATGAAAACGAGGTCGTTGCAGAGCAGATCGAAGACGCCAAAGATGGCACGATCTTGTGGGTCAACGATGTTAACAATGCCTTTCGCGAGATGCAGATGGGCAACGTTCCACAGGACCAACTGCTTATAGACCGCTCCGCTAAGGAAGAAGAGGAGAGCATCCTCAATGTTTCAGGGGTAGCGCTTGCTGGATCTGGCAAGATGACAGCTACGCAAAGCTCGCTAGTAGCATCCTTTGGTCAACTAAATCGCGAGTGGTTGCAAGACAGCGTATCTCAAGCCTATGAAACCATCGCGCACAACACGCTGCGCATTATGTCGGATCCACGATACACACCCGAAGAGTTTATCGTGGAGGTGAGTGTGGGCGATCAGCGCTATCAGCAGGTCATTGAGTCTGACCTACTCAAGGTGCCATTTCGGATAAACATCGAAGCCAACTCTATGCGCCCCCTCTTTGAGCAAATGGAGCGCGAGGATACGCTCGCTCTGGTTAACACACTGGCAAACAGGCCAGAGGTCAATCAGATGGAGTTGATCAAGATGGTCCTGCGCACCTTTAAGGTGTCTGACCCTGACAAGCTGATAGGACAAGGCGAGCGCGCTACGTCCGTGCGCAAAGCGCAGCTAGAAAACCAATTTATGGCAGCGCGTTTGCAGGATCCTGGCGTATTGCCCACCGATGACCATCAAGCAGAACTTCAAGCGCACCAGCAAGCACAGCAAGACCCAGCCGTCACGCAGTTCTTGCAGCAAGCCATGCAGGTTAACCCACAAGCCGTGCAACAGTTCCAGCAAATCATGCAGGTGCATATGCAGCAGCACCAGCAATTCTTGCAACAGGGTGCGCGCGCAGGTGGCGGAACAGCAAAAGCTGTCCCATCAGTCAATGACATAAACGGCCAAGTGCAGGCCATAGAGAGCACAGTGCGATCTAACGCTCAACGCGTATCGCAGGCCGTATCCGCAGCGGACCCTGACCAAAACTAAATACATGCCAATATACGATTACTCATGTGATGCCTGTGGGCATTTAGAAGAAGATCTGTACT